TACTATACTGTGATGAGTTTGCGTTTGTGCAACCTACTATTGCAGATGAATTTTGGACTTCAATATCTCCTACACTTGCAACAGGTGGTCGTGCTATTCTTACAAGCACACCTAACTCAGACGAAGATACTTTTGCTACCATATGGAAAGAAAGTCAAAACAAATTTGATGAACATGGTAATGAAAGTGAAGTAGGTATAAACGGATTTCACGGTTTTACTGTTAAGTGGGAAGAACATCCTGACAGAGATGAAGAATGGAAAAAAGCAGAGATTGGTCGTATTGGCGAAGAAAGATTTAGACGTGAGTATGGTTGTGAATTCTTAGTATTTGACGAAACACTTATTAATAGTATTAAGTTAGCAGGACTTGAAGGCAACGAACCTACCGAGAATATGGGACAGACACGTTGGTACAAAAAACTTGAACGTGATCAAACATATTGTATTAGTTTAGATCCAAGCATGGGTACAGGTGGCGACTATGCCGCGATACAAGTATTTGAATTACCAAGTTACAAACAAGTTGCAGAGTGGAGACACAATACCACACCTATACCAGGACAGATTAGAGTTTTAAAAGATATTGCAGACTATATTAATGCTGAATGTAGAGCACCAAATGCAAATAACATTTATTGGAGCATTGAAAACAATACTATTGGCGAAGCGGCATTGTTAGTTGTAAATGATGTAGGTGAAGAAAACATACCAGGACTATTCGTAAGTGAACCAATACGTAAAGGACATATTAGAAAGTTCCGTAAAGGATTTAACACTACACATAGGAGTAAAATCAGTGCTTGTTCTAAGTTCAAGAACATGGTTGAGAATGACAAAATGCAGATAAACAGCAAAGCATTGATATCAGAAATGAAAGGTTATGTAGCATCAGGTACAAGTTTTAAAGCAAAGCCAGGTGAAACTGACGATCTTGTAAGTGCAGTGCTATTGAACATACGCATGATGGAAGTTTTAAAGGATTGGGATCCAAGAGTGTACAATACATTTAGGCAATTGGACGCAGATCAGGATTATGAGAGGCCTATGCCTATATTTGTAACAGGCGTCTATTAGGATAAATATTAATATGATAAACTTGGAAAAAATTGCAGAAGAACTGTTTAACAAGATCAGAGGTAGATATCCCAAGATTACTATTGGTGATGAAGCAAGTACCATTACAAATGTGCCTGAAAAAGCACGTTTCTTTGATTTTGAGTTTAGCAACGGCAATAAAGTTAACGTAACGTTAGATGAAAAAAGTCTAACTATGCTTTATAACAACGATTTGCTTACAGATGCTACAGAGTCTATTAAGCAAAACTGGTACGCTTTTATGAAAGAGATGCGACAGTTTGCTAAAAAGAGAATGCTTAATTTTGATACAAGAGATATAACTAAAAGTAACTTAGACAAGAGAGATTACGATTACCTCTCAAAAAACAGACCCGGAGAAAACCAAATGAGTGAATCGAAACTATACGGAACTTCTAAAACAAGTTTCCAAGATGTTGGCAATGCAAAGATCATTGTTAAACATAATGAGGCAGTTGATTTTGAAAATCCTGCAGGAAGAACACAAAGAATTCATAGCATATATGTAGAGAGCCCAGAAGGCGAAAGATACAAATATCCTTTCAAACACCTAAACGGTGCAAGAGCAATGGCACAACATGTTAGCGAAGGCGGAAATCAATACGACAACTTTGGAAAGCATATCGTTTCACTCAGCGAAGAACTTTCTAAGTTACGTACTTTCAAAACATACATGAACAGATCAAATGTAATGGCAGAGGGTCTTGCTGGTTACATGGACATTGTTAATAACAGAATTGACACTGTAAAAGAAACTGTACATAAGTTACAAAGAAATAGTTATTACAAAGAAGCATTAGAAAACTTCCAAGAAACGGTAATGGAAGAAGTACCAGAAGATGTAAGTTCAAATTGGATTGATGAATTAACTATTCGTCAGTTTAACGAAGACTTGAAAGGTGTATTTCCTTACATTTACAATCTTGTTAAAGAAGGAACTAAATCAGAAGCACTTACTCCAGAAAACTTTTTAGGTGAAGATGAAAAACCTACTGATGAAGAAATATTGGCTTTAGCAGATAGATACAAACAGTACGAAGGTGGCAACGGTGATTCATTATTAGGTGGTTACATACAATACATGACCAACACTGGTGTACCATTGGACAGCATTGAAGAAAAAGAATGGAACAAATGGGTTGAGCGTAATCCAGACACAGAATTTCCTGGTATGGATGTATTGGATCAAGAACCTGAAAACTTTCCTATTACTGTAAAGTTTAGAGATGACTTATTTAAAATGTATAAAGGTATGCCAGACGAAGATGAATGTCATAGAATATCAGATGTAATAGACTCTGTAAAAGAAGGCGGAGTTAAAAGAGCAATGGAAGCCGATGCAGAAAATATGAGCAAAGAAGAATTTATTGCAAAGCATGGTGAAGAAAATGCAGACTTTTATGACAACTACAATGGCACTGAAGATGAAAGCATGGACATGCATGGTGACTTTGCTTCACACTTAGATGATGTAGTTGCTAATTCAAAACATGAGCAAGGTCCAAATGAAGTATCAAGCATGGGCATGAACAAATACGGACTTGCGGCAAAACACAAAGATGGTAAATTTATTTCTTACAAAGACGGTAAGGAAACAGGTACTTTTGATTCAATCGAAGAACTTGAAAAACATCAAAGAGAATTAATACAAGACGAGTCAACAACTTTTGAAGGCAATGCATTTGCACAAGCAGTAAAAAAAGCAAAAGCGGCAGGCATGAAAAAAGGTGATAAGTTCAAAACACCAGACGGTGAAGAACACACACTTGAAGATGCTATCAAAATGGCAGGACTTAAGGTAGAAGATTTTTGGACAGCAGATGAACTGATGGCCGAAAAAGAACCCACTGACGATGATACCATGGACGTTAAAATTGGTCCAGATGGTTCAATATCAAAAGCAGATGGGGACGCAGAAGAAAGAGGTGAGAAGAAAGAACTTGACTTAGATGAATTCATCAAAGGTCATTTTGATTACACAACTAACAATTTTCCAAAAGGTGAAACAGCAGTACTTACAGCATGTGAGAAAAAATATGGAGACGAAAGTCTTGCTCCTGCGGCAATCATTATGAAAAAGTTAGTTACTAACCAAGATGGTGAGATGGAAAGAATCAAACATTTAGCAGGTTTGGATAACTAATTCACTTTTTTGACAAAGTTTCACTTGACTTTATAAGTAAGTTTGTGTATTATAGTAAATGTACTGCACAATCAAGGCAATACAATAACAGCCAAAGGCAAATTATATAGGAGGCTTAACAATGGCAACATTAGCAGAAATCAGAGCAAAACTGAAAGAAGCAGAATCACGCACAGGTGGTTCACAATCAAGCGGCGGCGATAACGCAATTTACCCATTTTGGAACTTAAAGGAAGGCGAACAGTCAACTGTCCGTTTTTTACCTGATGGGGACGACACAAACACTTTCTTTTGGAAAGAACGTTTGATGATCAAACTACCTTTCGCAGGTGTAAAAGGCGAAACTGACTCAAGACCAGTACAAGTGCAAATCCCTTGCATGGAAATGTATGGCGAGTCATGTGCAATCTTAAACGAAGTTCGAGGTTGGTTTAAAGATCCTACTTTAGAAGATATGGGTCGTAAGTATTGGAAGAAGCGTTCATACGTGTTCCAAGGCTTTGTAACTGAAAACGGACTGGCTGAAGATGGTACTCCAGAAAATCCAATTAGACGTTTTATTATTGGTCCACAAATTTTCCAACTTATTAAAAGTGCGTTAATGGATCCAGATATGGAAGAACTGCCAACTGATTACACTTCAGGTGTAGACTTTAGAATTGTAAAAACTTCTAAAGGTGGTTATGCAGATTATTCTACAAGTAACTGGTCACGTAGAGAGCGTCCTTTGACAGAAGTTGAAACTGCGGCCGTTGAAAAGAATGGTCTATACAACTTGTCAGACTTCCTTCCTAAGAAACCTTCAGAGGTTGAAGTGAAAGTAATGCAAGAGATGTTCCAAGCATCTGTAGATGGTGAAGCATATGACGCAGAACGTTTTGGTCAATATTTCCGTCCAGCGGGAATGAAGGCAAGAACAGGTGATCCACAAGCACCAGCAACTGCTCCAGCGGCAACAACTGCTCCGGCACCTGAGGCAACTCCGGCTCCAGTAGCAGAGGCGGCTCCAGCGGCGGCAACAACTGCACCAGCGGCAGAACCTAAAGCAGACAATAGTGCGGAAGACATTCTTGCAATGATCCGTTCACGTCAAAACTAATATAGCAGTACAGTGTGTGGGGGCAACCCCACACATTATCTGAATAAGGAGATAATATGGCTAATAAAGCATTTGACGTTTCCAAGTTTCGTAAAAACTTGACTAAGTCGATCACAGGCATGAGTAGTGGTTTCAATGACCCTACGGATTGGATTAGTACAGGAAACTATGCCTTAAATTATCTTATTAGTGGTGACTTCAAAAAAGGTGTTCCATTAGGTAAGGTAACTGTATTTGCAGGCGAGTCAGGAGCAGGTAAAAGTTATATCTGTGCAGGTAACATTGTAAAGGCGGCACAGGATCAAGGTATCTTTGTTGTACTAATTGACAGTGAGAATGCACTTGATGAAACTTGGCTACAAGCACTTGATGTTGATACAAGCGAAAGCAAATTACTAAAACTTAATATGTCAATGATTGATGATGTTGCTAAAACAGTATCAACGTTTATGGCAGATTACAAAGAAATGGATGAAGAAGAACGTCCTAAAGTATTATTTGTAATTGATAGTTTAGGTATGTTGTTAACACCAACTGATGTTGACCAGTTTAACAAAGGTGATATGAAGGGTGACATGGGTAGAAAACCTAAGGCACTTACATCACTTGTAAGAAACACAGTTAACATGATTGGCTCACACAACGTAGGACTTGTATGTACTAACCACACATATGCATCGCAAGATATGTTTGATCCAGATGATAAGATATCAGGTGGACAAGGCTTTATCTATGCATCATCTATTGTAGTAGCAATGAAGAAATTGAAACTAAAAGAAGATGAAGCAGGTAATAAAATTAGCGAAGTACGTGGTATTAGAGCAGGTTGTAAAGTAATGAAGACTCGTTATGCAAAACCGTTTGAAGGCGTACAAGTTAAAATTCCTTACGAAACAGGAATGAATCCATACAGTGGATTAGTTGACTTGCTAGAGAAAAAAGGCATGTTAGTTAAAGACGGTAATCGACTAAAGTATGTAAATTCAGAAGGCGAAGAAATGAAAGAATATCGTAAAGTTTGGGAAGCAGGCGGAGATGTGCTTGACAAAGTTATGATGGACTTTACAGCCAGAGAAAACTCTGTGATGGAAAATGAGGAATCCGAGGTAAATACCGAAGACGAACCAGTAGCTATTACAGAGGAATAATAAATGGATAATGCATCACAAATCGTAGACACGTGGCTGTTATATAAAGAACATGCTGACAAAAAGCACATTGAAATTTGTGCTGAAAAGTATGTAGACTTAATTGCTGATTACGGTGCTACTGATATGATCTTGAGAGAGTGTATCGGTAACTGTGATTTCTTAGATGACGCCATACGATATTACTTAGATATTGATAACGATGACGATGATTACATTGACAATGACTGGGATGAATAATGGGTTGGTATAGTGAAGTTTCACGAGATGTGTCTAAAATACCTGACGCTATTGCACATTACGAAAATGAACTAATAGAAGCTCGTAAAGAGTGTAAGTTAGTAGGCAACGTAGAAAAGTCATCTGCCGCCATGCCCGGTATTGTTGAGCATCGCTTTAATCAACTGCAAGAAATTGAAGCAATACTAAACTACTTAAACATTGAATTGCGTAGACTACGTAGTTCATACTTTAAGAAATATCTTGAAAATTATCAACGAGCTCTGTCTAGTCGTGACGTAGAAAAATACGTTGACGGCGAGGCAGACGTTGTTGACTATGAAAAGATTATTAATGAATTTGCACTTATGCGTAATAAATGGCTAGGTGTATTGAAAGCTCTTGATCAAAAACAATGGCAAATTACTAACGTTGTTAAATTAAGAGTAGCAGGAATGGAAGACGCTAGTTTATAATGATATCAGATGATTACAAAAAACAAATAGAAAAATTACATAGTAAAAAAAATTGGGGGACAACATCTATCTTAGGAAAAAAATGCCAAGAAGTAATAGAGAAATATAATCCAAAGTCTATATTAGATTTTGGTTGTGGCAACGGACAAATTACAGATTTATTAAAACAAACGTATCCAGAAAAAACTATTTACGGATACGATCCTGCATTTCATGATAGTATGCCAGACAATGTTGATATGATTATGAGTACAGATGTACTAGAGCATATTGAACCTAACCATTTAAAAAATACACTTGCTGATTTAGATAAGAGATGTAATATAGTTCAATATCACTTAATTGCATGTTTTAAATCTAAGAAAGCATTACCTGACGGTAGAAACGCACATCTAATAGTAGAAACACCAGACTGGTGGCAAGAACATATGTATAATAAAAGTTTATATAATGTTATTCATGAAGACGTATTCGCTAACATGGCGCCACTTAAGAAGGGTCCTCCTAAAGCAGTTGTTAAATACGAGTGTGTTTTACTTAAAAAATAAGGACGTATAAATGTACCAATTAGCAAATGGCTGGTATGTACCGGATAATGAACAAAAGATAACCGGACATGTAAGTCATAATCCAAACAAAGAAAATCCAACATATGAGAGTAGAGTAAGAGAACTTATATTAGAAGCACTTCCTCATTTTGGTACATTTGTTGATGTCGGTGCTAATATTGGTATATGGTCCTATCCGTTCTCTAAAACATTTGATAACGTAATTGCATACGAACCAAGTCCACGTAACTTAGAATGCTTATATAAAAATGTAGACGGAATTACAATACACGAAGTCGGACTTGGAGATATTAGTACAACCTTAAACTTTGTAGATAGTGTAGACAACTGTGGTAACGCACACATAGTAAATAAGAAAAAGAAACATTCTTATGAAATAGAAGTAAGAAAATTAGATGACGAACAATTACAAGAATGTAATTTAATAAAAATTGATGTTCAAGGTTATGAATGGCCTGTAATACAAGGTGCAATGAAAACAATAGAAAAATATACCCCTTGGGTAATATTCGAACCTAATCAAGACGTAGACGATATGGTAAGATATTTTAAAAGTATAAACTATACTCCACTACGTTGTAAAAGTAAAACATGTTGGGTATTTGCTCCTACGTCAGGACCTAATGCACCAAACAGTGCTTACTTTGGTGTAAATCAATACTTACAGCAACAGCAGATTATAAAAGACTTGTACTATGCCTAAAATTTATATTACGGATTCTACAGATGCAATAGTTGGAGACTTTACTCAATCTTTCGACGAAGTTGAGTCTACAAATTATGCAAACTTAAAAAACAACCAAGACAACACGCCAGTTATATTAAGAGGATTAACTGAGCGTAAAGTAATACGTTTGTGCGAACAACAAAATAGAGATTACTATTATATCGACACAGGATATATGGGCAACTTATACAAGCGAAAAGATTATCATAGAGTAGTAAAAAATAATGTACAAAATATGATTCCAAAATATGATTTACCTGCAGATAGATTTTTACAATTACCTCATGCAGTATCGAACTTAAGATTTAAAGGCTGGAAAAAATTTGATGGACCAATACTTGTTGTTACACCATCTAGTAAGCCTTGTATTTTTTATGGTATAGATAGAGATAAATGGGTTGAAGAAACAATTACAGAAATAAAAAAATATACTGATAGAGAAATTATTGTTAGAGATAAAGCAGGTAGAGTACAACGTGTTGGTGATAATAGTGTGCCAGTGCAACTAGTAAGAGAACAAATACATTGTCTAGTTACATATAATAGTATTGCCGCAGTTGAAGCGATTAGTACAGGTGTTCCAGCAATAGCAACTGCACCAGGAGCGGCTGATGCACTATGCACTAAAAATATTTCAGACATAGAAACACCTTTTTATCCTGATGAAGCAAAAGTATTAGCATGGCAAAACTGGCTAGCATATTGCCAATATACTCCTCAAGAAATGAATAATGGAACTGCTATAGCACTGATAGAAGAAATCAATGCAACTACATAAAGAATGGTATTTGCCAGACGAAGATAGAATCGGACATAAAAACATTGATAA